GCCATCAGCATATATTAAATCAGGATCAGGATCTGGTGCATTATTATCTAACCATTCATTAAAAGTTGTATCAGGAGAAATTATTCCATCTTCTTTGTCTTTTAAAAAATCTTTATAATCACTACTACCATTTTTAAACCCAATTCTTCCACCTTGTGCATAAGCTGTTGTTGCTTCAGGTCGTGGAAGGAATGCTCCTCCTTCTCCTCGTAATGCTGCTTCACGAATTGCTGGAATATTAATTCCTGATGTGTCTTGTGGCAGTACATCTTTAGGCATTGCTGCTTGTGCTGCACCCATTGCTGTACCTATTGCGAGAGGAGTTTTCCAGTTGACACCTTGTTCGTTAGGCCCCATAAAATTTGTAAATTTATCATACACTCCTTTTAGACCTAATGCTTCAGCACCTTTTTCTATAATTTTATTACCATAAATATCATAATC